CTTGTTGGGCCTGTGCTGGATTAACAGGTGTAGTTGACCCTGAAGTGGCAGGAGCAATTGTACCGGCTTGCATTGGCATGACATCTTCGTGCATCTTCTTGGTCAGCACTTGCTCAAGCATGATCAATTTTAAATAGGTGGGATTTTGTTCGCTTTTATGAAATTCTGGAGTCTTACGATGCTCTTGCACCAGACCACGCACACGACCAAGCAAATCGCGAGTCTGTCGACGGCTGATGGTATCCAGGCGTATACGACCACCAAAATAACTTTCAAATACCTTAGCGGCTTGTTTTGTTGGGCTTGCGGCCAGTTCTTGCAGTTTCATTGTCTAATCCTCGTTGTTGATAATATTTAGCCTGATTGACACATTTGGCCAATTGAAGTTCCAGTTGTTTTTTCAGTATTATCTTGCCTTCCAGCTTGATTTCAATGTCTTCACGAAACTGCGGTTGGGTGCTACGATCGCCTACAGCGGCTCTTACAGCTATGTCGTTGGTGATATATCCTAATTTTTGATCTAGATTAAATAGGTCTCGTGCCAGTGCATATGATTGATTTTTGTCGGCTATACACCAACTTAATGCGTTGCGAGTGTTGGTAAACACACCCACATCAGTTGCTGCACAAGACACGTGATATCCTTCAGATTCTGGTCGTATGACATAACGTCCAAATGCTTCGTACGCACCATTGTCGTTTTGGAAAATCATCTGGTCCATCAAGACACGAAATTCCTGGCGGAAAATCCGGTCAAATTCCTGTTCTGTATTCATTTAATAACGTAGGTTGCCACAAGCCAAGCTATGGTTCCAATCAAGGTACCTATAATACCAACACCCCAGGCAATCATTCTGTCGGTGGATTTTTCATGCAGGCTGTTTATGGTGATTTTGACTTCTTGCAACATGTCGCAAAGATGTGATATATTTGTGCCCATGGCCACCATCTTGTCTTCTAGTGCATTGTATCTTTCGGCGCACAATTCCACGTGTGCTTCCAGGCTCTTTTTTTCAATTTCTGTTGTTCCGCTCATGTGTTTTTCCAGTTCAATTATTTATCGCGATTGGGCTGAACCAGATGTTTTGTCCAGGCCCAGAAGTCACAACCACAGATGCCAGTTCTCTACGGTTATCAAGATCAGTCAGCATGGGCACACCGTCTGCATCACTGTATAACACGGCCACTGGGTCAGCATCAGTGCCGTATGCTCCGGGAGTTTCAGTTTCAAATTCAAAACTCCAACTGGATCCTTCGCGCTCGGGCACAGTTGACTCGACCTGTGTGCGCATGCCAATGATTTGATTTACAGTTTCCCAGTTGCGTTGTTGATTCCTGGATCTATTCCAGTCTGTGATATCTTGTATGGTATTGCCAGCACGATCCTCAAACGGCACTCGTGACGATTTAAAGTGTCCAGTGACACCAGTGGCAGTAATATCAAACAAAGTGGTGCAGGAGAATCTCATCGGTTAGGGGATAGCATGGAGTGTGTATTTAATGCCAAAGAAAAACCCCAGGTTTTTAATCTGGGGTTGATCAACGACGAAAGTCGTGATTACATTACGCAATATTGCCGTTATAGAATTGACCTTGAGTGATGAAGGTTCCTTGTGCAAACACGTTGGCAGTTGGAATACCAATGTTTAGTCCACCACTTGCATTGGCAGTTTGTGCTGCTGCAACAAAAGTAGCAGTTGTGTACGCACCAACTGGATACAATGCCACAACAATGTTTGCGTTTTGTGCACCGCTACCAACTTGATACATTGCCACTGTGGATGTTTGCTGGATTGCTTGTAGAACGTTTGAAACGTAACCACCTGCGTTACCAACTGAGCCAGTTAAAGCTGTGTTAGCTACTACAGTGAAAAAGTCTAATTTAGGACCTTGGAAGTTAGTAACTGCGGCGTTGGCTAAGTTACCAGATTGTGCAGGATTACCATTGAGTACGTCTGTTGCGAATACCGGTTGTGCGCCACCGGAAACTACGGTTATGAATGCCATTTTGAATCTCCTTTATGTATGGACTCTGAGGTCCTACTATTATTTATGATCTGGAGTAAAAAATCAAGTTTTGGGTAGTTGATCTGGATTGTTTATGGCACGGTTGGCACTGGTAAATCCACCTGCCAGGCGATTCACAGCCTTGGAGATACCAGCCGGAGTTGCCATTACCCAGCCTTCTTGTCCAGGATGTTGTAGATCCAGCTGACGTAATATATCCATCTTGATGTCGTGTAGCAGGCCCCAGGCTTCAAATGCCGCGGCCATTCCTTCTAGATTGCTACGTGGGCTTTGTAGATATTCTACAATGTTGGCAAACTTTCTTGGACTTTGTGTGCTTTCGAGCCAAGGGCCAAATCCTGCAATCAAGTTATCAAAGTCAGCACCCACTCTACTGTTGATATAATCAATACACAGTTTAGGCAAGTCAGTGATCTGTAAGGCTCGTAGTTCTGCTGGATTGAATAAGCCATCTATGGCTGATCCGGATGCGTTGTACACGTCTCTTAAGGCTTGTACCAAGTTTCTATTAGGTCGTACATTTTCTTTGGCATACACAGGTTCCAATAATAACAATCCTGGAACACGTCGAAAATCAATCGTGCCAATGGGTTCTTTAGGTGCACCCGGTTCAGCGTACCGGGTATGCATGGCAATACCAACTTCACTATTGCCTATACGCTGTCCAACGTCACTGGCAATGGGAATCCTGTAGGTAATAGCATTGGGAGTAAACACAAAATTGCCAGCTGTTTCTGGCGGACGATCAGTGTATAACAAATCACCTTGCACATAGCCACGGAATGTCTTGGGCAATGCAGCACTTAGTAAAGGCCATAATTTTTCATATATGGGACCAAGATACTCAACACGCCCAGCTGGCTTGCCTTTGGCGGCTGCATCTTGATCGCGTTGTGCTAACAATCCAATCGCTTGGCGTGGACTGGTAAACAGGCCATTGTAGCCTTTGGCACCAAATCCTGACACATCAGTTAGAACAAAAGTTCCCGCTGGATCACGACCAAATACCAGGGCTGGTTTGCCATCCCACTTGACTGTGGTGGTGGCACCTGTATTCTCGGCTGTTTGTTTTACTATGTCCATGGCTCGTTTGATACCTGCGCTACCGTTACGGAACACATAGTCTTCCAAGTGTTCAATGCCCTTGGCACGACCACCTTGTACTTCGGCTTCGACTATGATCTGCATGCCTTGATTGACTATGCGATCTCGCAGTCTAGCTAGGAAGTTTACTTCATTGTATTCTTGATAAGGATTGACCACAGCACTTTCCATAAAAGGAATGCCTTCACGTTCCATGTGTGCTCGGAAATCAGCTAACTTGGCGTCACGCTGAGGATCTGTACTTATGGCCTGTAGTATGTTTTCTACACTTGCTAGATCTTGGCGTGTGGCAGTTTTGTTTAATAACAGTTTAGCCACCCGATCTGGATCGTCAGTGATTAACTTGTTTGTGGCACGATCAGCAATACCAGCCACTTGATTCAGTTTATAGCCCATACTCTTGGCCAGGCTGTTCATGAGCACATTGCGCTCACGGCCTTTGAACTTGCTGTCTGCTGGCATAGCGCCTAGCACAAACTTTGACCAGGGCACATTGTTCATCAACATAAAATCAGTTTGCACATAACCACGGTCGGGTCTTCCTGTGATGGGTGTTTTAAAATGCACTGCTGTACCCGACTTCCTTACCCATTCCTGTGGCTTAAAGCCGTGGCTGATGGCCCATTGTTCCAGTCTGTGTTGCAGTTGTTCTTTGGTCACTTTGTTGGCATCCACAGCAATATCTAGATCACCTGACGTGTCCTTGATACCAGTGCTGCCTAGTGTGTTGTTTAGTAGGTCCAGGCCGGGAATCAGTTGTTCTAACCAGGCCAAGGTAGGTTTGACATCGGCCTGATTGATACGTTGGGTAAGCGCACGACCGTCGGCATCTTTGAATACATTACCACCTTCAAAAATATTCATCCGAGTCCTCGGATCTGAGCTATAAGGCTATTAAAAAAAGCATTACCAGTGTCTTTTGGCGGAGGACCGC